ATGAAAAACAAAACATTAAAAATGTCTCTTAATTTTCTTGAGTCATCTGTTGACTATTTAAGCAAAACCCAGTGTAATTCTTCAGAGCTTCAGTTCTCAATCATTCATTTGGCTTCAGCTGTTGAGTTAATGCTAAAGGCTCGACTTATCGATGAACATTGGTCTTTGGTAGTTGAAAATTCGAAGGATTTGATTAAAACAAAATTCGAATCTGGGGATTTTAAATCGATCAACATTGATGAAGCAATTGAACGAATCGACAACATCTGTAAATTCAAAGTTGATGAAAAAAATAAAAAAATAATTAGTAGGTTAAAAAAGGCACGAAACAAAATTATTCATATTGGAAGCAGTGTAAACCAAGATCAAGCAAAGGCCATTCTTGTGGATACATATAGCTTTATTTATGATTTTTTGGTGGATTCAAATCTCTATTCACAAGGTTCAGATTTAGAATATAAATTCTCTGAAATTAGGGATAAAATTAACAAACTGGAAAAATTTGTTACTACACGTTTAAACCGTATTGGTCATGAATTAAAGAAGCATAAAAATACACTAAGATGCCCAGATTGTTGGCAGCAAGCTATCGTCTTTCCCGACACAAATCGAGATTGCCTCTTCTGCCGAAAAAAATACGAACTTAATGAGTTTTTAGAACTTTATTGTGAGGCCTTCTTGTCATTCGATGAACTGGTTGATGATATTTCAGAGTGCCCAGAATGTGGTGAAAATAGTGTCGTATTTGCAGAAGAACTCGATTGTTCAATTTGTCTATCGTGCGGTTCCAATTTTAATGGTTATCTAAGGTGTATCGATTGTGATATTTTATTTGTTGGAGATTCAAATTATCCCATTTGTCCAGATTGTATTCGTAACAGATTTGACAATGACCAAATGATGCCAGCTCCTGAATACCCCGAGGATGAATATACTGTATAAAATTACTGACCCAACAATTGGCTTATGACCGACCCCAAAAAGCTGGCCACGTTTTTCATAACTTCAACCGTTGCTCTTATCAGCTTTTTGGGTCGGCATAGCCCGTTACAAGGATTTTCATTTTGAAACAGTTGATTATTATATTGATTACGATTCTTGTAATTTTACCGGTTGCTGTTGATGCGCAAGATGAAGTTTGGAAATTAGAGACTAAAGGTAAAATCAATGCATCTGTAGGTGCATTAGCAAAAACCTGGGATATTAATTCTGGAGAAATGAGTTTTTACACAGCTCGACAAATATACATTAAATACGGTGATCAGTTCTTTATTCGCCCATATTTTAGTTGGTGGGGGAATAAATATAAAAGCCCATATGAACAATGCTCGGGAAAGGGGTCGCGTCTTGACATTTGACACAACACCTACTCATTCAATTTATTAGTCGGTGGCTTGAGGCCAATCTGGTTATAGGGCAAGAGCCCTACAAACCAGATAATGGGACCTGCTGTGTCATATAGTGCTAAACCAGAAGGGATTTGACAGAATGTCCAATGTCAAGACGCGACCCCCTTCTCTGTTCCATACTCCTCCTGTCGGATTTATTGTAGCAACAGAGCACATGGTTGCGCCGTTGTTCTTCATGTTCGGTCCTTCGGCAGGGTGAGTCCTCCAGCGATTACCTCGCGGTGTCTCGCGGCTCGTTTCCAAACGTCACTCCGTCAATGACGTATTCCTACACCTACTATGACCTCTGCTGATTCCTGTTCGATCACTGCCTGTGTTGCCACAATCAGCGCTGCCATACGGCCGCAAAGTCGAACAGACCTCCCCGGACTCTTTTCAGTACCCCCTTGAGGGGTGTAAGAACGTAATCTTTCTTTACACAACCGCAGCATTTACCATATCTCTTCGAATCCTGGACTTCGTCATGTTGTGCTGACTCATCCGGAGACTTGGCCTTGTATGCTGTTTCTGTTCGTTGGCTCATAGATTTGCCGTAGACTCCTCCAAACGGAAACTCGCGATGCCGCCCTTGTCTTAGGATAATGCTTATGCTAAACCATTGTTTGGTCGGTAGGATTCACGCACAGAGGACTTCCCGCTTAAACTTCCGGGTCACCTCATAAGATTACGTCCATGCCGGGCGTACACCATCGATTCCAGCCGACGCTCGTACCTCGCGCGGCTGAAGCGTACGTTATACCCCTAAGGACAAGCAATGCCTTCTAAAGAGACGATCGAAGATGCCCTCACAAAAATATTCTCAGGCATAAACCAACTTAAAGATGCCTTTCCCCATAAAGAATTTACAATCGATGGGCGGCTTGTAGGTGATATTGGAGAAGCAATCGTACAAAGTGACTATGAAATAGACCTCTACAAAGGCTTAGCTGTAGACTATGACGGCGAGACCCCTTGTGGCAAAAAAGTTCAAATCAAAGCAACATTTAAAGATTCTTTAACTTTTAAAAAAGTACCTGATTATTATCTCGGTATTAAAATCCATCGAAATGGTGATTACGAAGAAATCTTTAATGGTCCTGGTGAGGTTATTGCATCAAAATATTATCATAGAAAAGGATTTGGTAAGGAACTCTTATCCTTTCCAAATAAAAGGCTAAAAGAGCTTTCAAATAAGGTTGATGCAAACGAACGTATTAAATTAAGGGTATAAACAATTGGCTTATGGCCGACCCCAAAAAGCTGGCCATGTCTTTCATTCCTTCAACCGCCGCACCTATCAGCTTTTTGGGTCGGCATAGCCACGCGTTATATTTCCAACATTAAACCAACATATCGGTGAAAACTTGAATCAGTTAACATCTACTCAATTCGAAGAATTTTTTACAAACTTTGTACATGATATTCCAAATGGTCTTAAGGAGTGGATTAAACTAAGGGCTTCAAACTTTCCAAACCTGTTTCAACAATCGAATTTATCAATGAAGTTGGTAGTTGATACAAATATCATTTTTCAACAAGTAAGAGCAAAAATGCTTACTGGGCAATGTTTTATCGAAAAACTATTTGGAAACCCAGATTTACTTCTTTATGCTCCAAAGCAGTTGAAATTAGAAATTTTTGAAAAAATTGAAAAAAAATTCCCCAGAGAAAAAAAGACACGAAATATTGATATTGCAGAAGCCAAAAACTATGCGAATTCACTTCTAAACAAAATCATAATAAATGACAATTTCACAAAAAATGCTTTATTGAAGGCAAATGCTGAATTAGGAGAAAGAGACCCTAAAGATGTTCCTTTTTTGGCACTAAACCTTTCACAACCAAAACATGGAATAGTCACTTGTGACAAAGACTTAACAGAAATTGAAGAAATTCAAACTTGGTCATTGGCTGGTGTTGGTGAAGTCGTTACCAAGCTAAACAAAGGCGAATTATCTATTGTCATTATTCACGATGTTCTACCTATGATTTTTGAAATTGGAAAAGAGTTAATTGCATTATTGTGGAAGAAGATTATCGATTTTTCAATACAATCAGCTCAGGCCACTTTATACGCATTAAGAGCAGGCACTGAACTTTTTAAAGAGATACCCCCATTTCTAAAACTACTTGTTGTTTTTGGTCTCGGGTATTCAGAAATCAAATATTCAAAGGTAAGCTCTTTAATCAAATCAACAATTGAATCGATAGAAAAAATTATTCACTTCTTAAGACCATTATTTGATTTCTTTGTTAATTTGTTCAAATCAGCTCTATTAACTTCAGCTATGTTGATCGAATATACATATCAAGGTATGGCTGAAATATCAAAATTAGAGCATTTTTCAAACAATCACAAACTATTAGCTGAAACAGAAATATAACAAACGCTTGCACGCCGACCGGGCGCAAGTGCAGTTTTTCGGGTGGTTTCTTGCTTTGGCGGTCGGCATATTTCAAACACTATAACGCTTCCGCGCCCGTCGGGTAAAGCGCGGTGTTAGCTGAATTTTCGAATGTTATATCTTACAGAATTTTAATAAAATACTCAAAAAGTGAGGCTATAGTGAACATACTAAGTTCATTATTTATGGGAATACAATTATCCAAGCTCACAGATATTATAGAAAAAATCGAACATATAAAACTATATGGCTGCATTGGTTCTGGTGGGCTTGATTCTTTCGATCCTTCAACGCAAGATAAATTATACAATGAATTAACAAAACGAATAGAAAAACTCAGAAATTACCAACCTTATGAAATAAACAAAACATTAATTTCAAACCTAAAATTCAATCAATCTACGAGCGATGATAGCAGAGCAAATGCAATTGAACAGTTATACCTTATCTCATTAGATGAAAAGATTGCATTAGATATGGACACATTTAAAAAAGCATTTGGAACGAAAAAATAAGGGGAAAGGGGTCGCGTCTTGACATTTGACACAACCCCTACTCATTCGGTTTATTAGTCGGTGGCTTGAGGCCGATCTGGTTATAAGGCAAGAGCCCTACAAACCTGATAATGGGGCCTGCTGTGGCATATAGTGCTAAACCGGAAGGGATTTGACAGAATGTCCAATGTCAAGACGCGACCCCTTCTTCCCGCCAATAAATCGTATGATTAAGCGTTTTGACACACCCAAAGGCAGATTCTGGTACAGCAGGCGTATGGGCACCATAGAACCGGTCTTCGGCAACATCAGGAGCACCCTCGGGCTGAATCGGTTTACCCTGAGAGGATGGGACAAGGTCGATACGCAATGGAAACTCTTTGCCATGATTCACAACATAGGGAAGCTGGCTCGATATGCTTGGTGTTGAGCAAGAGGATGCGGTTTGAGAAGCCATCAGTGGCACTTGATGGCAGCAAAATATGGTCCTACCCCGCCAAGCGGGGTCACATAAAGTTCAGATATGGCGTGAGTATTTTCGTTGGCTGAATTGTGTTGTCGGCTGAAAACTATACTTTAAAATCAGCCTGGAGAGGCATTCCTGAAAAAGGGGTTATTCTACAGGCTCGTTATGTTTCCTTCACAAATTAGTTGAGAATTGAACTATGAGTGGTTTCGATAAAAATACTGGATGGTGCCACTTCACACCCCAAAAATGGCGAAGATACTATCGGGTTATTGAGAGTGGGCCTCAAGTAATAGAAGATCGCTTCATCAAAAGTGATATTCCATATTATTTTGACCGTAGTGGGGGGCTTCATGCAAAATGCACAGACGGTGAAATGTGGACTATACTTAGTGGGAGAGAAAATACATTCTCTTCCGAAACGGCTAAAATAAATCAACTTCAACCAGAGTATCTCTTAATTTCTGATATTGGTATAAATTTTGACCCAGAACTGTCTGGTATTAAGGTTAATAAAATACTTTCAGAAATGGGCTTTCAAACAAGGCTTGATGGTGCTTGGGAAGCTACTCAAAAGGGCAAAGATTTATCAATTCAGTTTCTAAGTACCGATTCACGATATGGTAACAAACCATATCTAAAGTGGAGTTTTGAAATTATTCACATTATCAAAACAAGCTTACAGGAAAAAACATAACAATTGGCTCATGGCCGAACCCAAAAAGCTGGCCACGTCTTTTGTTACTTCAACCGCTGCCCCTATCAGCTTTTTGGGTCGGTATAGCCACGCGTTATGGATTATAATGGAGGACAAAGTTGGATTCGTTCAACTCACTATTGGAAGAATACAAGGCAAAGGATGGTATAGCTCACTTGTTTGGCGTGATGCTATATACTGATGAACATCCAAATATTAAAAAAGTCTTACGAGATGATGATTATTGGCTCTCATTTAATGAATTAACCGGTGATCGATTCTGTGTTTTTTCGGTAAGACCTCAAAAAGGTAAATATCAGTATCCTTCTTTTCCTTCAGGAACTATGGGGATGATGGTTCCTCTCTGGAGAGAACCCTCAGAAAATACAAAACTACTAAAAGTTTTTGATCTAAAAGATACGCAAACACTCCCTATGCTGTTACTATTTACAAAGGTTGAAGAAGAGTATTTAAAGATTGAAGTTGCTCTTGAGGACAGTAGTATAGATGCAGCATATAGTTCAATTCGAAAAGAATTAGAATCATCGTGTATTGCTATCAATCGTATCAAAAAGGAAAACCTTAATAATCCTGAAGGATTATTTGCAGCGCTTTCATTCAACCAAGACAATAAAAAATCTTGGCAAAGAATCAAAAAAGGCCTTGATATCTTCGGCTATATTAAAGGCTTATTACCATAATCGGGTAGCCGGGGGTTTCTCACCCCCAGCCCCCACACCACCCGGCATGCGGGTCCGCACCGGGCGGTTCACAAATATATCCAGGCCGTAGCCATAACAAAGTGTTAAAAGCGAATCTTATACCAAGATGACGGTTTCCACTTTTAACCCTTCAAGGGCACGTAACCCACGCCGCGCCTGTTCCATACTCCTCCTGTCGGATTTATTGTAGCAACAGAGCACAAGGTTGCGCCGTTGTTCTTCATGTTCGGTCTTTCGGCAGGGTGAGTCCTCCAGCGATTACCTCGGGGCTCGTTTCCAAACGTCACTCTGTCAATGACGTATTCCTACACCTACTATGACCTCTGTTGATTCCTGTTCGATCACTGCATGTGTTGCCACAATCAGCGCTGCCATCCCGCCGGAAAGTCGAACGGGCTTCCCCGGACTCTTTTCAGTAACCTCTTGAGGAATGTACGAACGTAATCTTTCTTTACACAACCGCTGCATTTATCATATTTCTTTGAAAACTGGACTTCGTCATGTTGTGCTGACTCATCCAGAGACTTGGCCTTGTATGTTGGTGACTTGGAACACCCTGTTCTTCGCCCTTCGGGCCCGTATAAATACGGATCAAACCTTCGTTCCTGCGGATTTACTCGTCGGATCTTAGGTTTGCTACAGAGTGAAAACTCTCTTCGGTCGCTCTCGCTAACGCACGTGATTCCGAACCGCTACATATCCTACAAGCGGAACGTCATCATGCCCCCATTGTCTCAAGATAGTGCTTATGCTAAACTGTTATTTGGTCTGCATGGTTCGCGCACAGAGGACTTCTCGGTTAAACTTACGGGTCACCTCATAAGATTACGTTCATGCCGGGCGTACACAAATCGGTGGTAGAGACTACTTACCGCTCCAAGCTCCTTCGCGTAGCTCGGTGGCCTTCCACCTCAGCGTCAATGGCTTTTTTTGGTAATAATAAATTATTGGAGAGTGTTGTGAGTGACGACAAATTAAAGGTCGCAGCAAGTACAACTGCTGCAGGTGCCGCTGGAACAGCAGCTTCTTTGACAGCTGTTTCAACAATGGGTTCTGTCGGTGGATTGTCAGCCGCTGGGATGACATCTGGTTTAGCTGCAGTTGGAGGTGTTGTTGGCGGCGGGATGGCAGCGGGCATTGGTGTCGCTGCAGCACCCGTTCTTGCTGCGGGGGCAATTGCTGCTACATTAACAAGTGATGAAATTGAGACAGATGAAAAAATAGCTGCCGGTGTCGGTGCAGGAGCAGGAATTGCCGGTTCGGTAGCAACCGTTTCAACCGTTGGCGCAGTTGGAGGCCTTTCAGCAGCTGGCATTACGTCTGGCCTTGCCACAGTTGGTGGTGTTGTTGGTGGTGGCATGGCTACCGGAATTGCAGTAACTTGTGCAGCACCTCTTGCAGTTGCAGGAGCAGCATATGGTTTGTACAAATGGCTTAAAGACTAAATGTAATTAGCAAATCAAGTATGCCCGACTGCCAACGCTACGCATGGTTCCCTCGCGTAGCTCGGCGGCGGCATCTCCCCAGTGTTATATTTTCAATTTAAACCTATGACTTCATTAATCTCATGTGTAAGCGTTTTGATCAAAGAGGTCCATCTTTCTGGTTCACATACGTAAAAATCGAGCCTCCTTATAGGTGGATTGTGATCTATTGGGTCGCTACAACTTAAAAACTGTAGTGATCTCAACAGACTCAGGCTTATGCTCATTCAAATACCCTTGCACCATTGCCTCAAGCGCCTGATTCCGCGGTGCCTCCTGCAGGGCATAGCCTGTTTCGATAAGGGGGTCCTCCTGTGCTTCTGCCGCGATCATAACCTCCCACACAGAGTCCCCATCGCGAGTCCAGTCAGCTCCTATAGTGGCGCGCAACTTAAATGCACCTTCACCTTTTTTTCTATTCATCCGGGAGGTGTATACCTGGCAAACGGCCCTATCTGTGTTTATTACAGCCGCGTTGCATACAGCGTCTATGTTCTTCCTCGTCACAAAATCGGGATCAAAATGAAATGACAATGCGTCCCCTTCCTGGACATATTTCATGGTGTCATCAAAAAAACCATGCGCCATGGGTGTACCCGACCCAAGAGGACAAATAAGTGTGCAGACAGTGGTAGCCGATGACTCCCAGATATTATACTGTATCCCCCCCTCTTTAAGGCAGAGGAACGAAGACACCGTATTGGCATTATACTCTCTTTTTATTGCGCATATCCCTCCAGATGACATGGGTGACGCGCCATTCAAACAGACCCCACCTGTATTGAGACTTGCCCCAAAGATTGTGGCTCCACCGTAAAAAGTTCCGCTACTGGTGGTGCTCCCGCTATGCCAATAATAATCCCCCACATCCGGGTCAGGGGGATCACTCGGGCCAGAGCCTTGTGTAAAACGCGTCTCGTTTACATACTCAGTACCGTTACAGTTGCATGCTGTTTGCTCAGGGAAATATACAGGGCCGTCCTCATAGTCATTTATAGGAACAGAATGGAAAGCGTCGTTCACGCTGGGAGGCGATACAGCATTTTGCAGCCAGCCCGATAAATCAGTAACGGTGCTCGGCATCGGAATAACATCACCCACTTCATCATGTATGATGGCCCAATCATCCGTAGCCAAATCCCACACACCGGCAACATCGCCTATCGACATGTAGAGTTTCGGAGGGCACGGTTTGGGGTTGTCTTTGAACCCCACCACCTTTGGTGTGCCCCAGGTCCTCTCGAACATAATCAGAACCTCATCGCCCAATTTAAAGGCTCCCCCATTACAGAACAGATACTCGATGTCGACACCTGATAACGTTGCGGTCTGGTTCACGCTCTGCTGGTTTACATCGGGGGCGCCCTCAAGGTTCACACTACATTCATCGCCGCTTATGGCTGTGATTGTCCCATACCGAAACCGAGGCTTATGTTTCTGGATCCCCGGCATGATGGCCCGGAGGAAAAAGGCTGAAGCCGGCCCCATATTCATGATCGGGTTTATAATCCCGTCCCGTTCAGCGTCATAATCAGCCTGGTCACCATTCACCCCCCCTGGGAAAATATTGACGCCCCTCGCCGGATCGTCCGGCACTTCGACGGTGCCCACTATGCCGCTCAGTTCCTCATTCAAATCCGCAGCCCACACGGAAACCCGCTTTGTCTCAGGGATAGCTTCAAGCATGGCGACTACTTTTTGAAGTGCCGCCATCTGTATTTTCAAAAGCGGCATCCCGGTTTTGTCCTCTGTGAGCTCAAGCTTTTCAATCTCGGTTTGCAGCTCTTCTATCTGGGCCTTGAGCTGGACTATTCTGGCCTTTATACGGTCGAGGTTGTAGACGATATCAGCTTCATAGAGGCCATCCTCGCCGCCGGATATGATTGTGGCTTTACCCATTAGACCTCCGACACTTCCATGGCGCTTGCAACTCGACCGGTCGCGCTCATGCTCACTGTTGTGGTTATGGTACCAGCAACAAAGGACTGTCCAGCCGCATTCACGGTATCGCCGGGGTTAAGATAAAGGTCAGGCACAGCGGTCCTGATCCTATTTTTTCCCGATATGACAGACGATAAAACTGCATGATTAAGAACGACGGCTTTTGCCGATAAATATGTGGATTTCTGGCTGCCGGATAACGTAACAGACTGGCTTTTGCCGCCTTTGTAGTAATCGATGCTATCAAGGCTGACACGGGCTATGGGCTCCTCGAAAACAATGACCCCATCTAATTTATAGGCCATTGCCAGCACTATATCGCCGGCAAGCCTTGCCGATATCTCCTCAAAAAAACCAACGCCAGGCACGACCACCTGAAGGTATGAAGGGTCCCCTGATTTTCGCCTTGATTGGAATGATGATATCGGCACAACGAGGTCAGAAAGGCCGTTTTTTGCCCCTGTAATAGTGCAAAAATAAAGCACCTGGGCCACATTCTGGGACCGGATAAATGCAAGCCATGCCTCAATATCATGTACGAAGGCCGTTATTTTAGGGTTGAGAGTAAAACGCAGGTCGTCAAAAACCGCCCCGGCCTTTATGTGAACTGTCAAAGCCATTGCGAGCGTAAAGACAGGGACATTAAAAGTAATGGTCCCATCATCAGAGATGAGCGTAAGTTCTTGATTCGATACAGTGTCAGTTTCCGGGTGCTCTAAAATTTGCCCATCATAAATCAGTGTAAGGACATCTAAATTCGCCCCATATGTCGTGTCGCTCGATGTGAGTGCTGTCGTTGCGTAATAAATCTTTGTGTCTGCGACCCCTATGTTGGTATCTACGCCGCTATAATGGTAATTATTTATCTTGATTTCATTAAAATCGATATCGTTGTTAAAGACGCATAAAAGCCTTTGGTTTGTGGCTTGGTATGTATTGGAGTTGCTTGCCCATGAGGTATGTGTTGACACGCTGACCTTCGAAAGGCTGGTATCGAAAGCATATTTCGGGTAACGCCCCCCGGTAGAAGCAGTGGATGTGGCATAGGCGACATAGTCTGATTCAGTTAATGGTAATAAAGCCCCGTCCTTATAAAAATCGACGGACCTTATCCCCATATAAAAGGAATTCCCATGGTTGTTCGCAAAATCTAACGCGACTGTTTTAGCTATAGGCAAGACTGACCCTCCCTCCTATATTTCTAACGAAAGGCCTCTTAATATAACTATATTACCGTCAGCCACCTGAATTGGTGCGCCGAGGTCAATATGTCCGAATACGGTTTTATCCACCGTTGTGTCATCATAGATAATTGCGGACTTAAAAGGCCCGATAATGCCACCTGTGGCGGTCCATTGAACGTCATCCCAAGCAATCGTCGCAAGATCCTGTGCATCGTCTTCGATAACAGGTGCGGTTTTAGTCAAGGTCGCTGTATTTTGCGTATAGCCGTTCCCGGTGGCAAGTTGTGAAGCTGTAACGTCAGCAAGAGTGGCATGGCTGTCAGGGTCAAAGACGAAGGTATCGACCATCAATATAACCTTGAAAAGGTCATTATCCATATCGATAGCGTTAGTAAGAAGCATATACTTATAATGGTTTGACAACGTTGTTGTTACTGCCATGACACTCCCTTACAGCCCCGATATTTCCATACCGCTTGTGATGGTCCCGTTTGCACTGATGCTGACCGTCGTGGTGATCAACTCAGCGGTAAATGACAGCCCGCCGACGGCAACCGTATCCCCGGGGTTAAGGTCTAAATCAGGCACAGCCAACCCCACACGCAGAGTGCCTGAATTGAAGGAGGACCAGGTGACGTTGGACAAGGGAACTGTTTTGCCTGAGGTGTAGGTGGTCTGTTTGGACCCCGACAATGTAATAGATCCACTTTGAGAGCTCTTTTGATAATTCACGGTGCCCATATTGACGCGGGCTATTTCCCCTTGTGAAATGATGACCTCCCCCATGCTGTATGTCATGTTGATCACCACATCCCCGGCAGGCCGCAACACGATGTCATCGTATCGGTCAAGGCCCGGCACCACGACTTGGAGGTATGAAGGAGATCCGGACCTCCGCCTGGACCGAAAGGAAGATATGGGGACGACGAGATCAGAGAGGTTGTTTTCGGTCCCTGTTATCGTGCAAGCATAAAATGCCTGCGCCAGTGCTATTGGAATGTCAGGGCCGCTATCTGTGGAGTCGCCCAACAATATGAGTGTTTCCGGGTCTTCGACATCACCTTCAACATGCTCCCGGAATGTGCCATCGAAAATTAGTTTCGAGTCAGTGATGGGTTCCCCATACACAAGATCAGAGTCATGATCAAAGGCGACTAAAGCAGTATAGATTTTTACATCCCTAACTCCGAAAATAGTACCATAGCCCTCATAATGGCCGTTATTTATGACTATTTGGTCAAATTCAATGGGGTTCATAAAGGTGCATACTAAACGGATATTTTCAACCGCATAGTCGGTAGCGAACCCTGCCTCTTCGCTCCAGCTAACCTTCGGCAGAGAAGTGATGAACGCGCATTCTGGTAAATTGTCTTCGTAATAGTCACTCGCACCACAGAAGCGAATGCCCTCTATACCGATTGGTATCAGTTCTCCATTCAGGTAAAAATCGACACTTCTCAACTCTACCCAGTCCCCGCCATAGTTGTTCGCAATATCAAGGACCACAGTTTTAGCTGTATGAACGGTCATAGCGCCCCCCTATACTGATTTAGCTCTGACCAAAAACGTCAGCTTCAGGACACCGTTATCATACGATATGCCATCAATGGCCCCGTAATAGAACCCATTCCTGGTAGACATGTTGACCAATGGGCTGCGAGCTCTCATTGCCTCCAGTGCTATGCCCTGAGCCTCCGTGATTTCCGCCTCGATTGTGATTGTACGGTCCGATTCGGAAACACCTGAATTTACCATAACGCTGCCACCGTCCAGGGTAGCGACACGCGACACCCTGGAGTTGAGGGTCCCGTGGCTTGACGAGGGCAACTCCTCCACGACAAAGGGAGGATCACTGCCGGCGATTATGTGGGTTATGCTGATCATTGTCTAACCTCCGAGGATCATCTCAACCCCTTCAGCGTTCGCTTCGAGCTGTGCCATTTTTAAGATTTCGTGAAAGATCATTTCAAGGGCAGGGGTAAGCCCCTCGGCGTGGACTGTCAGTGAAACATCGCCATCCTGCAGGGCCTTTGTCTTCGCTTCATTATATTCGATCTGTGACTCTGTTAATTTCTTCTGTAAATCAAAGGACTGCTTCCTGAGCTCATTTTCTTTTTCGATCTGTCTTTCGATGTCCCACTGGTCCAATTGAGATGCCCCGTCCCCCATGCTTTCAAATAAGCTGGCGATAAGGCCACCCGTACTTTCGATGCCCACATTTATTGACGCAAATGCCGCCTCCATAACCTTCGCGGAAGCCTCAGCCTCGGCGATGTCAAGCTTGGCCTGCCACTCCACCTCTGACTGCATCAATTCAAACTCGCCTTTTATGATAGCAAGCCTCTCGTCGATATCCCCCTGGAGCTGGATTTCAATTTGTTTTTCAGTTGGAACGGCCTCGTCAATTTCTTTCAGTTTTTCGCTGGCTTTTGAAGCATCAGCATCCACAACCATCATGATCGGAGAGCCGTCGGCCTTTTCACCGACTTGTTCCATAACAACCTCGACGGCTTCTATTGCCCCGGTAGGGTCGACATCTGTGGCCAGGACGAGGACGCCACTCTCCGCGAGTTCGGCGGTGAGCTCTTCATGGTCAATCTGGGCCTGGAGGGATACAGGGCCTATTTGCTCCGCAAAATCCTCACCACTGAATGGATCGGCCTCTATTTTTGCGAGGATTTCAAGCTGCCGGTCGCTCTCCGCAATCTCCTTGTCAAGTTTTGCAATGGCGCGCTCAGTCTCAGCTATTTTGGCAAGGGCTTTTGCTGTATCAATGTCCATCTCTGGGGCCTGGGTACCGGTCCAGTTAAACAGCTTGTCGGAAAACTCAATGATTTTATACGCGGCTTCATCAAGGACAGGAAACAGGTCTCTCAGGATATTACCCGTATAGACCCCAATCGCCCCTGCCGCGACCACCATGGCGGCGGGGGAGGCGTAGAAGGCAGCGCTCAGACCCTTTACACTCGAGATTGCTGGGGCTATCTTGCCAGGCAAACCGATCGCAACGCTGGAGAGAACACCAAAGCTTTTGACGACGCCACTCACTGCTGAAACGCCCCCGCCTATCGCACCGATTGCTGTTCCTATCCCGAGAATGTACCCAAGGCCGGTTTTCGTTTCACTGCTGAGGCCGTTGAACTCCTCAACCACATCAACTATTATGCCGACGATAGGAGAAAAGGTTGTAACAATACCCTCCGTGACATCAACGACACTCTGAAAACTATCAACAACGAACTGGATAGCGTTCTCCAACCCCTCCAATGTCGTTAGGTCAAAATCATTATTGGCGAGCACATCCCCGAGAGCTCCCCAAAGTTCATTAACGCTACCCATCAAGCCCGAAAAATCCACGTTATTGAGTGCTTCTGGCGCTACCTCCGCAATATCTGTAAAAAGATTCGATATCTTTTCTTTTGCGGCCTCCCACATTTCTAAATCGCCAAAACTACTTGAGACAGTTCGCCACGCGGAAACCATCTTGACCTCAAAAGATTCGGGATCGACCGCCAATAACGACTTTTTAAAATCCTCCAATTTAACGATAGTGGTGTCTATCGATAGGACCGCATCTGTACCAAGATCTTCAAACTGTGTCCCGATCAACCCAACGCCAGCCTGCATAACCGTTGAGGCATCGGTTGTTTCATTCAGTTTCTGAATAACAAGGTTGAAGGCGTCCGCAACAGTCACCTTGCCGGAGTTCAAATTTTCCTGTAGCGCCTCATTATCAATCCCGATTGAGGCAAGGGATTCTGCTGTCAACTTACTGCCATCTTGTATCCGAACACGGAATTCTTTGAACGCGTCTGCGGCCTTATCAGTCCCGAGCATCCCCTCCGAGAAGCCGGTTTTTATGACAGAGAAAAACTCAGCTGCGCTCATTTCACCGTTAGCAAATTGAGTTGAGTACTCATTTATCGTTTCAGTGAAGTCCCCAGCGTTATCAAGACCCTCTTGGAAACCCTTGGCAACAAACCCAAACGCCTCCTCAGATGAAAGCCCAAAGTTCTCCATCAAGGTTTTTGCCGCTGCCATGGACTGATCGATGTCGACACCAAACACGGAGGAGATTTTCATAGCTTGCTTAACAACTTTACCGACATCTACCTCTGCGTTATCACCAAACCGCTTTTGTGCAAGCGTCACCGCGTCAAAGGTGTCAACAAGTTCTTCGCCAAAACCTGCGGAATAGACCTCTTTTGCTATTCCTGCAAACTTTTCAGCCTCTTCCGCTGGGAGCCCCAGGGATGCGGTCATACGCTTGGTCTGCGTCTCTATGTCGCTACTTGCCTTTACTCCAGCGATAGCAATCCCAGCGATAGCCGCATTGAGAGCCATAACCTGCTTAGTAGCATTCACAAACGGCTCGCCAAAATCTTGCATCCCCTTACCGGCAGCGTCGAGATCATCAGAGATCTTGTCGATTTCCTTGGAGACGTTGTTTTCGGCGTTAAACAAAACCGCCACTGTGCGAGTCAAATCGGCCATTTACGTTCCTATTTGAGCGTCTTGTAGTACAGATCCCAAAGGTTTAACTCGGTGTCCGTCAAATACCCCTGAGGGAAGATATCCGGCCGGGCCTCATACATAAACCGACCGCTGACTTTGCATATTGCTAAGCTTGCCCTGATGCTTCCATCGCTCCAGAGCCTTTGGGCTTTCCCGGCTCCATGCCCTTTCCGGTCAGCTCAAGGATTTTGTTGGTCAGGGTGTAGAACTCCACGGGGAAACGCTCACAGAGCATCAGGGCAAGGTCGGTATCGCATGCCGGTTCAACACTCCCGAGAACAAGCTGTTCGATCCTTTCCGCTATGTTCTGGGGGACCTCATCGACACCGAGGGCCTTCTTGAGCCCCTGCACCTTCTCGTTCTTAGTCGATGCCTCTATCGCCTCAAGGATCGCGGCAAAATTCTTGTTTCTGGCCGCTGCCTCTTTGGTTTGGCCGAGCTCCTGGCCGGTCAATCCCCGCACCACCCACACGGGGTTTTCTCCCTCCTCAAAATAGGCAGACAGGTCTTTCACGGGAACGTCTTCTGTTCGGGTTTGAAACTTGGTTTTTTTGAACTTTTTTACATCGAAACTCATAAGCCCTCCAGCTCGAGGCCAGCGAATAAAGGCAGGGGAAAACAGGTGCTGGATTCCTGTGGTTCAGTCTCGGTTGCTGCCGGGACTTATCCCCCGCACTGGATTTTAACTGGTAACCTCAACTGCGCCCTCAGTGGCGGACACGGTGCAAGCCGCCGTGATGTTGTCCCCGGCCGGAAAAGACCGGGCCACGCCGAGCTTCCCCTGGCACAGGATGTAAGGGGTTTTCAGGCGGTCAGGCTTGAACTTGAAAAAGATGTTCTCGTTCTTTTTGGACAAAAGCGCATCTGTGACGCCGTCCTTGAGATACGCAGTGAAAGACCCCTGGCCCAGGGTAGAGGAAGCGGCGCCCAGGGTCTTGCCGTAGATCTGCGTCGAGCTGGTGCTGTGGGTCGTCTCGGGCGGGGTAAAATCGGATGAGTCCGGGACCTCGGCAAAATCAGGCTCGAAATAGGAGGCGTACACCGTCTTCGAAACTCCGCCCGTGTGAATTGGCGGGAGGGCCGCGGTAAACTCCACCCCTGCCGCTCCAGCAACGTTGTTGACGACATTCATTCGCTTTTCGGTCCAGGTAGGGAAATCGAACCGCTCCATATGAACACCAACGATCTGTTTGATCTCAGAGGCGGTATAGACGCCGCTATCTGCCGATGTGATGTGGATTTGGCCGATTTCGATCTGACCAACCGGGATCAAGGGAGGCCCGCCTTCCGCACCGCGCACATCGGAAACGGCCGAGGCAGATTCGGTGCCTTTGATGGCCGTGACGGCCTGGCTGCCATCAATCACGATTGAGTATTTTGCGTTTGCGAGAGTGGGCCGGGCCACGTCCAGGGCCTCAACTGCCGAGATAATCCGGAGCGCCCCGCCCTGGTAGCATGTCAGGGCGGCAACGGCTACCTGATCCGCCGCACCGGGGGTGATTGCGCCGCCTGAGGCGACACCGTCCGGCCTTACCACGGCCTCGGCGCCGGACGCATTCGACCAGAGCTCGCCCGCTGATTCAAAAAATTTATGATCGCCTGAGTCCATCAGGGCGGCCATAGTGACAGCCGTCTGGCTTGCCTCGTAATAAATTACCGCATTGTCATTTGCCATGATCTATCCTTATTGCTCGTAAGGGTTGCCGATTTTGTATGAGTATTTGACCTCAAAGGTTGCCACTACTGCCGTGATTTTTTCGCCTGCCTCCGGTTGCCCAGCCGGCCCGCCTTCTTTATAAAAAAGGTCATCAGCAAGGGTGGTGACGGGTTCCCCCGGGCCCGTTACGCATTTGACCAAGTCACCGAGCATCTGTTCCTGAGCCATAGACGGGTTGACCGAACCAAATGCCATGTAGGTTTCGACCTTGACCTGGGTGGTGCAGATATTCCGCCCTGACCTGCGTTCCACCTCCTCGGGTTGGGGCCACACAACAACCGCCGGGAGGTCCCCGGGCTCAAGGTCTTTTGCCGCCCGCTTGACTTCCTGGCCGCATTCGGTGTTGTAGCCATTCGCAGTCCGGATGGATTCCACCCGGGCGATGATTGCCGAAATTACCTGCTCCCTGATTGTCTCCATCACCCGAACCTCCGAAGGGTATCTGCAATCCCCTTGTCGATGTTTCGGGCAAGGAGATGCGCGGCCTGGGTTTCAAGTGGCTTTCGGACTTTATCAGACGCGAAAATATCTTCGATTCTGGGCCCGTGGAGCGTTCTGACCTGGTACCGTGCCACCCTTTTCCCGCCTTTCATTTGCCGAAAAAACACCTGCCGGTTTCCACGGCTGCCAGGTGTATTCCCCCTCATCCCGTCAAGGATAAAGGCATGTTTCAGTTTGGCCCTGCTGCCGCTGCGCTTCACTTTCACGGCAATGCCCTTGCCTCGCCCGCCCCCGTATTTTTTCGCGCCGAAGCTTACCAAACCGACCGGCCGCCCCCTTGCGATGACGGCCCCCGAAAGGTGGCCGAACGACGCCTTTTTGGTAGTCAGGTCCTTGGATATCCGAGCGGCCGTGAGATTTAGTTCATTGCCGATCCTCATGCGAGTCTGGGTTTTCATGGTCTTGACGGTTGCATTGATGGCCTGAGTCAGGACACGCTCTGTGCCGTTTTTTATCCCGGACATTGCGGTCTGGAGCCCTGCCATATCACCCTGATCAATAGTGATTTTCATTAACCACCACCTTTACAAATTGGCCGTCGTTTTCCACGATTTTGCGCACGGTATAACTCATACCGCCCGCCTCAAACACATCCCCGCGCTTGGGCTCCCCAACCTCAACCACCATGGCCTCGACTGTGATGCCGCGCTCGATCACCGTTGCCTCGTAAGAATCAGGCTGCAGCTCAACGTCGCGCTCGACTTCGATCAGGCAGGGGACCGGTGTGCCGCCGACGGGGCGAAACATAGCCTCGCTCCCGACAATTGCCCACATATCGGCCGCCGCCTGATCGAATACATCATCGAGTGCCATGGTTACGCCGCCGTCAGCTTCACGAGAATACCGGGGCGCTTGCACAGGGGCAGAGGGTTGCTCTGCGTATGGAGATCAACGCCACGGTTGAATTTCCTGGGCTCCTGTTTCGCGTAGAACGGCAGGCCGATGGTATTGGCCGTCTCCACGAAATCGGCAGGGGCAACGTAGGTTGAGAAGGTGCTCATGGTCCCGGTGGGGTATGCGTGGGCCTCGCCGTCGGCGATGAATTTCCGGCTGACGCCATCGGCATCGGGGGCGTTCCCGATGTATTCGGAAAAAACGAGTCCGCCGAATTTAAACCCCTTTCTCGGATCACCGCCCAGCCGGTCTTCTGCCTCGGCATAGTTCGCATAGGCAGCCTTCACATTGTCCTGCTCGATCAGGCTGTCAAAAAAGCCCTCCGAACACTCAACCCTGACCCCGGACATCGTCTCGCCCATAAGGCTTGCCTCGATGTGACGGGAGACAGCCAGGCATTTGGTCCTGACCTTGGTGGTCGATGAACCAAGGGTAAAGGGCACGATTTTCTGGGTGATCTCAAACTCGGAGTAGAGGTCGTACAGCGTGGACCCATCGCCGTCCAAGATGACGCCTTTCAGCGCGCCCATGCGAAGGTGCTCCAGGGTAATCGCGTGCTTGTTTTTCATGGTCTGGAGCTTGTCGTTCATGATGGCAACGTAGGGGGCAAGCTCGTTTTCGGTGCCAAAGGCCCGTACCCCTTCGTACTCATCCGGCAGCAGGGTGTCATCAAGGGGCAGGTGCGGAATAACAAAAGACCGTACCTTTCTCTTGCCTGTCTCGTTCTGTGCGCCGGGAGACCCGGGGGGCTTGGAGGTGATCAGGTTGAGGACACCGTTTTTTTCCTCGACCATGATGGTGCGGGTTCTCACGCCTTTGACGGGCATGAGGTTCATCGCACCGATTTTGCCGTAGTTGTTGGGGATGATGTTGATCGCATCCGTCAGGGATGCCATGGAAAAGGCATCGTTTTCCCAGGGGTTCAGCATATTATGATTCCTCCCGTACAATGATTCCGAGGGTTTTCAGGGTGGCGAGTGCTGCGGCGATCTCGCCTGCGTCGATGTCAGCAGGCCACACAAGGTTACTGGCCGTGATGATCGCATCACGAGCGATAACCACGCCGCGGACATCGGCCGCGGATGCGTCGTAATTGGCAATAGCGATACCGGCGGCAGTCTCCGTGCCATCAGATCCGTCCTGGTTAAAGGCGGCGTGCTTGCCGCTTGCAGTCACCTTGCCAACGACCTGGGCGAGCTTAACCGCTGTGCCGGTCAGGGTTACCTCTTCGCGGGAATACCCACGCTCCTGCTCCCAGACCAGAAAATCCTTGAGGTTGTTCGGTTCTGTGAAAGCTGTCATTTACGCCTCCGCCCTTTTTTTGGCATCAGCAACGAGCGGGTTTTCACCGCCATCGCTCATGGGGTTAACGGTTGAAAAGATTTCTGCCGCGTTGGCTCCATCCGCCTGGGCGTCAAGGATCTTTGCCCCGGCCTCTTCGGGAGTGAGCGCCAACATTTCGGCCGTAAACTTGGCGCTGGTGACGCCTGCAAGCTGGCATTTTTCCATGACAAGCTTGGTGTTTTCCAGCGCCTCGGCCTTGCCCTGCTCTACCCCTGCCGCCGTTGCGTCTTCCTTGATTTTCGCCACGTCGACCTCACCGACACCCTTTTCGGCTGCGGGGAGATAGCCCATGGCCGCCAAGGCCGTCTTGATTTCGGTTTCATCTTTGCCGGCAACCAGTGCCTGCAACTCTTCCCTGAGTCCCATAGACCCTCCGTGTGTCGATTTATGCTTTGCCTGCAGTTCTGCGATCAGGCCCTCAAGGCTGCCAATCCGGTCAGCCATGCCGGCATCGATTGCCGCCTGGGCGATGAGCATGCCGCCCTGCCCAAAATCTTTTTTTACTTTTTCTGCTGTAACCCCCCTGTATTTTGCGACCTGTGAAATGAATATGTCCGCCAGGGCATCAGCCCTTGTCAGGATCTCTTCCCGCCCCTCCTTGGATTCGGGGTCGAGCCTCTTTTTGGGGCTGACCGTGGAGACAATCTCAATGGTCTGCTCCTTGCCCTTCCGGTATCCAAACACCGCCCCGATAGAGCCGAGTTCAGCCGTTGCATCCACCACGATTTCGTCCGCCGCCGAGGCCAGCCAATACGCCGCCGAGGCCGCCATACCGCCGACATACGCCACCACGGGGGTTTTTAAGTTCCGGATGATTTCCGCCATCTCATTAATTCCCGTGGCCTCGCCTCCATGGGAGCCGACATCTAAGATGATTGCTTTGACATCAGGGTTTTGGTCTGCCGCTGGGATGTCTACGGCAAGGTCCTCTGTGGCTGTGCCACCGGTGATGTAATTATAAAAAGAGTCGTATCTGGCGATGGTCCCTGAGATTGCGACAATTGCCACATTTCCGCGAAGGGTGGCGGTCCATGTTCGCTCAAGTCGCTGCGCCCTCTTCGTCGCCAGCATTTCGGGTGTTGGGATAATCTCAACTACGGATCGCAAGGCGCCTTCCGACATCAACCATGGCCTGTCAAGTACGTTAATTCTCATCACCCTCTCCTTGCTCGGGCTGCAAAACACCCGTTCCTGCTGTATTGCGGGGGTCAGTGTCAAAAATCAGTCTGAGCTTATCGATTATTGAGAGCTCTTCGGCCCATTCGTTAAATATTGATTCGACATCAAGACCACGGTCCGCCAAAGCCATCCCGTATGTTTTAAGCCCGGCCCGCATCTCCCTGATTTCGCCCTTCATATCTTTGTCGGGGTCAATCCATTTCCACGGCTGAGGCTGCCAGTGAATACCCCGCCAATATCGGCGCTTGTTTTGCAAATAGTCAGGGATGGAAAGCGCCCCCGCCACAATTGCGGTGGTGAGCCAGCGCTGGATAACCGGTCTGCAAAACTGAAAAATCAGGGTCTTGTTCTGCAACTGAATAATCCTCCGGCGAAACTCAAGAAGGCCTGCCCGGATAGAGGAATAATTGACATCAGCGAGATCGCCGGTGAGTTGGTCGTAGGTGATGCCCATGCCCGTGGCCACATCCATGAGTTGCTGTTTCATCCAGGCCACGTAATTGCCACTAACGTCTCGGGGCTGTGAAAGTGTCACTGTCTGACCGGGCAACAAAACCGGGAATGTGCCGGGTTCCAGAGCCACAACGTCAACTCCGTTGCCTGCCCCTTGGCTAAACCCCAGCGGGTTGGGATCATCCGCGTTGTATTCGTTTATCTGCGTGATAAAACCGCCGAACATGGCCGTTGTTTTCCGGCGAACAAGCTCGGCATCGACACACTGGTCAATCTCATGGAGCTTGGCGAGTATAGACGCCATCCCCGGTAAGCCCCTTTGTTGCCCGGGCCTCATTGGATCGAAAATATGGCAGATATTTTTCGCGGGGATCCTCGTCCGCACCGCAGAATTATCATTCATGAAATACTCGCCGGGGTGGTCTTTATGCAGATGGTACGCCACACGCTGCCCGGTCCGGCTGAATTCAATCCCCATGCGGATCTTGTTGCCGTTTGGCAGGGTCGTGCTGTATGCAACATCCAGGTGGTCAGCCTCAAGGAGTTGGACTTGGAACGGCACGGCCAAATCAGCATAGGAGTTGCGGGGGCGGAAGAGGGCCAGGACCTCACCGTCAGAGAATAGAGCGTTTGACGCGACCGCCTGGAGACCGTAGAAATCGGCATTGCCGTCAAAATCGAACTCGGGCACAGAGTCGAGCCATAACTCTTGAACCTGCTCTTTCAAATCCGGATCTTTGAATTGAAACCTTGGAGTGATGCCGGACCCCACCATGTTGCTGGTGAATGTCCCCTGCCCTCCCTTGGCGAGAGGGTTGTTCCGGATCGCCTGCCGAGAGCGCCCCCGAAGGGATGCCAGGGAGTTACCCACGGCCGTATTCGGGCCGATGGTCGGGGCCATAAACGACGACATGCGAGGTGACTGACTTGCCCCCTCAAAAGCCCCACTCCTGGCATACGGTATCCCTGTACGATCGAGAATCATCACAACCCCTTGCTTGTTACTGTTCGGAAAAACCGCCGCTTCCCGGCCGCCGCATTGAGCTCCGCTTGAATTTCTGACCGCAGCGTTTTTAAATCCTTCAGCCCCGCGGTGTCGTACTCAATCGTTTTGCCGCTGGAGAGCATGACCCGCACCACCCTTTTCCCTGTCGCCAAGCTGATAATGGCTGTTTGCACTGCGCTTAAATCGTCTTGTGTGTACGCCATTGCTAACTCATCCATTTGCTGCGGATTACCTGTCTTTGCCGCGGCTTTGATTGCTGAGGCTCCGGGTTGCCGCCTCTGTTCTGGAGCTGTTCTTTCAACCGATCAAAATCAATCCTGTTTACCCCGGCCCTGAGTGCTGCGTGATAACAGTAGACCTCGCAGTCGATGGCTTCGTTTCTCTCTCGGGTCTTGATCCACTCTTTTATGGGGAACCCCTTGTTAAACTTGGTGATGAGTTTTTCAGCCGTGAGCTGCTCGAAATACTCATCCGATGTACCCACCGGAAAATGGTAGTAGCCTGGTTGCGCCTCTTTTCCCGGATCTATCTTGTTGTTCAGACGGCTGTAAATGATGCCTTTCGCTGTGTCTGTGCCAACCGGCCAGAGTTGCACCCCTCTTTCAATCTTCTTCCCCTTGTAATCCACATCCTGGAGGCTCGGGGGGTTTACAATCGGCTTGTTTTTTGTGTTGGCCCCCTTAATAGCGACCACACCCTGCGCCGCTCTTTTCCGGCAGTATCGTTTGACCGCCTCGTCCTTGTGGCCCCCGGTGTCGATGGACATAGAAACGATCTTGAGATCTGCTCCTGATTCGTGGCGAAAGTCATAATTCAGGATTTCATCAAGCTGGTCCCATACTTCCGGTAAGTCTGGGTCGCCGTAGAGCTCGTTATGATAGACAAGCCAGTTTTCTTCCTCTTTGCCCCAGGCTCGAACCACAACAGCTAGACGATTGTCCTGCGTATCCACCCCTGCGGTGACCAGCATGCCCCCGGTTGGAACGGTCATGGCCTTATAAGGCTCGCACCTTGCGGCAAGTACGGTCCATTCAGGACGGTCGCCGCCTTCTTCCCAGGTTTCCCCTAAAACCGTATTCACGAACGTTTTGAGAAGCTCCGGATCATCCTTTGCATCAAGGAACTCTTTCGCAAGCTTCCCCCAGGTTGAATTTGGGCTGTAAGAATACCCGGCCCAAATATGGAACCCTGCATGTCCGTTAAAGGGGGCGGTCGCTCTCCACTCACCCTTTTCATCCATTTGCCGCTTCATGGAGTGGGGGATCAATTTTTCACAGAACTCACACTTATATTGTGCCTTTTCCGGCTCACCCTTGGGCCACACGATCCCTTTCCATTTCAGTGTTTGAAACCCACCGCAAAAAGGACAGGGCAAGAACCGATACCGCTTATCTGACTTTTCAAAATTTGCCTCTACCCGAGAGGCGCCTTTGATTGTTGGCGTGCTCCCCAGGATGATCTTTCGATCCCAGAAGGTTTCGGACCGCTTGCTTCCAAGCTTGATCTGGTCCCCTTCTTTCCCGGCGGCCGGCGGGTACCCATCCACTTCATCGAACTTGACCCTTTTTACGGTGATTCGCCGGAATCCCCTGGGGCTGTTTGCCCCAGTCAGATGGAGCGCCCCGCCAGGGTAAGACTTTTTCAATATTGTGTTTGAGCTGTCCCTGGTTTTTTCATCTGCCACCTTGCCCTGCAGGCAAGGTGTGTCTCTCAACATTGGGGTGATCTCGTCTTTGGAGTATCCCCCGGCATCTTCCACGGTCGGTTGGACAATTAACTGTGAGCATGGTTCCTGCTCGATGTGATAGCCCGTGTCCCAATTCACCATCTTGGTGTAGCCGATTCGGGCGGACTTCATGACCGTAAGCTGCTCTATTGTCGGGTCGGTGAAGGCGTCGAGTATTCCGATTTGGTACGGGTAAGATTTCCAGCGCCCTATTTCCGCGCTCGACTCTGGCGACAAGTAGGCTTTTTGATTCGCCCATTCCGACAGCGAGAGCTTGGTGGGGGGCCGCCATATATCGTTTACCTCTCGGAATACCTGTAGGACGCGCTCACTGTACTTCACCTCTTTGCAAGTCCTTTAGTACCTCAAATTCAATTTGCTCCACTTCGGACATGAGGGTATTGAAATTCTTGCTATCTCCGATAAATTCCTTGAGTAGCGGCCCTATCTTTCCTTTCAAGCTCAATATTTTTGACCGCGCTGCTGTTATGCTTTCCGACCAAATCTTTCTAACCTCATCTGCGGGCAGCAACTCGCGTTCTCGCTTTTCATAATCCAGTTTCTTGAGAGCGGCCTTGTACTGCTCGTGTATTGTTTGCGCCTCGGTTAGGTTTAGCCCCCCGAATTCAGCCAAATCGATAATGCGATAAACCTCTTTCCCACTGGATGCGTCGGTTTGTTCTGTTTCGGCTTTTTTGGTGTTCCGTTTTTGTGTTTTGTTTTTTGGTTTGTTTTGTTTTGTTTTCTGGCTCTTTTTGTTGACGTGTGAAACATTATTTGCAAGGTCAGTCCGAGCTTTTTCAGGATGAATCAGTTTTCGTTTACCGCTTGTTTTCAATGAGCTTTTTGTAATTTTTCCGGTTTTGATGAGTCGGCGGACATACTCGGGGGTCATGCCGATTTGCTCCGCGAATTGGACAACTCCTATGTACGTGCTTTTCGCCACCGATTACCTCTCAAACAAAACAACTTTTTTGGGCCTGAAACTGGAGACAAATCGAGCCTTGCCTACCCGTATATATAATTATTTTTTATAAGGACCCAAAACGCTGAGAGCCCCTATTGCCAGGGCTTTCAGTGGCTTTGTGCTCATTTTCCGCCCAAAATCCGAAACCCATTACTCAAATCATTTTTTTTGTTCTTGGCACGTATTCTGCTGTGACATTTTTTCCGCTGGAATTTCCCCACATCCCACGAAAACCTGCGCTTTGACTGATCTTCCCCAGTGACTTGCATGACCCCCTTGGTTGCCTCACCTGCGCCACTCACAACGCGCAACCGCCAATCGAAGAGGCTCAAGTCAAGCCCTCTATCCCGATCCAGATTCACCAACATCCGTTGCGTTGACCGTCTTCTCTGATTTCTTCGTTTCATGGTGCTCCCTCCTCCTTCGCCGCCTTCCGCGCACAACACGACTCACAAAGCCCTTGATGATTCGACCGTCGCCAGAACAGGGGATCATCCTGCCCACCGACAACCGGCGTGATGTGGACCACCTCAACCGCCGGGCTCATCGTGCCCATGCTCTGACAGCGAACACAGAGTGGGTTTAGGTGTAGATACGTCTTGCGATAGGCTTGCCATCTTTGGTCATGCTGGGTCATCACATCGTTTCCTCCAGCCTCATCACCCGGCCCTTGAGTTCGGTCATGTCCTCGCGGGTATCAGCCACGTCCTTCTCCACTGCAATCAGACGCGTGGTGGTCCTGAGCTCCAGCCGTGTGAGTTTGTCGTTGAGATTCTGTACCGATGTGGTGAGTGTTTGGATTTGAGAGGTGAGGTGTTCGATGGGCTGGGAGACCGTAGTGGAGAGACTGCGTTGTGTAAGCCAGGAGTTGTAACCGAGGATGGAAATAAAGAGGGCCGTAATGATAGCTGTAAAGATCGCTACAAAAAATTTGATGCTCTGCTTCTGCTGAGTTTCGGGTTGGGTCATTACGGCCCTCTTGTTTGTGGGTGGCGGCCCGAGCCAAGCGAGGGAGGTGAGGGGATAAACCCCGGGCCGCCGATCAGGAGAATTACCATGCACAATCATCGTGACATAATGCCAATTATCGGTCAACTATTATTTGACTGTTATGTCAAATTATTTGACTGGCTGTCATCTCAACGGCTCAGTGGCTGTACTTGAGGTGCCTCTCGGAGGTAACCCGCATCACATAGGCCCGGACCGGCTCGACGCCAGGGCAATTCCAGGGTGGGGTTTCAAGGGTTTTGACGGTGTAAGAAGGGCTGTTATGAAAAAGGCTTTTTCAGTGGGTCGCAACTGAAAAAGCCTTTTGGATGGGAATGGGACTTATAGAATGGCAGAAGGTTTATCGTTTCCTAATTATACAATTTTTAAGTGCGGGGGCTGCTTGAAACTTTCTGGTGGATTGGGCTCCACGGGTTTCCCACCCTCAACGCCTGTCATGGTAAGTCCAAACATTAAGGCATCGATCTCTTTTGCAGATACCCGAAGCCCCTTTGCAATATGGTATTTTGTTATTCCATCATCTTTCAAAAGTTTAAAAATCATTGGGAGCAGCTTGGATGATTCTCTTTGTTCTAAGGGGTTTGGCTCTCTTTTCAAGCACCCATGTTTTGATAAATCGATATTCAAAGTTCTATATTGCCACTCAGTTAATATTGATAAATCTTTCATGCGTCTTACTAAAGCTGCCGCAGAGACCAACCAGTATCGCTTCGCTTTGATGATATCTTCTAAATTCATGAATGAGCTTGTATTAGCCTTCACCGTACCTTCCGACATTAACAATGCTGATGCAAAACTGTTTGCTTGCATTTCAGCCTCTTTACCCTTGGGACCACCGTGCTTGTGCATAACAAGATGACCTAATTCATGGGCAGCATCAAAGCGTCCTCGTTCAACAGATTTGTTCATGTTTAAAAAAACATATGGTTCCTCATCCTTCCAAAAAGAAAAGGCATCTATATCTGTGGATCGGTCATATAATGAAAAAACTCTGATGCCTTTAGACTCCATCTGGTGAACCATATTTCTAATAGGCTTTTCTCCAATGCCCCATTCATTTCGGATGATAGCTGCGGCGGCCTCAGCTGTATCATTACCTAAATCGGGCAAATCGACCTTTGGAAGTTGTATCCTAAAGTTAACATAGCCCATAAACTCTAATGCGAGTTGACCCGCACACAGACATTTATCCCGAACAGTTGCAGTCATTCTCGCAAGAGACCTGAAACTGACAGTATCCTTCTCAAGCGAAGGCATATCCTCCTGAAAAAAAAACGCTTCGGGAAAATTTAGACACTTTTGAAGTGCTTCTAATGTTGGTCTGATTGTGTCGTCTTTTTTGTGTCCATTTTCAATACTGGATAAGGTCCGAGATGAAACACCTATTTTTTCACTTAATGCTTTTATCGTTAAGGCCCGATACTTACGTGCATATGTGAGCCTATTTTCATTGAATAATTCTATTTCTACCATCGGTTTTATTTTTTCCATTCTATATCAAACTCAACCTCGGGGCCAAAGTCAGGCGTAAAATCATCAGGGGTCGGCTCGAATTTCAACGCAGGAAGAAGTATCCTTTTCTTCCACTTCCCAATTTTTTGTGAGTTGCTGTCTATACCATCTGGAAAGGATAACTCCATCCTTATTTCTCCAAGTTTGTTGTCGACATGATGAAGAAGTACCCAAGTCGGGACTTTTTCAGTATCGTGATTTTCTTTTTGAGGTTCCCAATCAGGAAACAAATATAGCTCGTTGTTCTGTTTGACGATTATTTCTGTTTCCCCGCCTTTTGGATTCCTGGTTTTAGGTTGCTGCCCTCTTTCATTTCCAGTGTTTTTATCGCCACTTGAAACCATAATTTGAACATTTAGGGCCTTGTTAAATACCAATTCAATGTGTGCGTCACAACGTTTTTCCCATCCATACGGTCTCAACTCCTCTCGGACAGATCTTACAGCTGCATAGTATGCTTGACTTCCTGCAGCGGTCTTAGCGTCGTTTTCTGTAGTTGATCGATAAGCGGTCAAGATTTTAAGCCCAACATCCATCAACAGTTCTTGCTTAAGGCTTAAACTTTCTAATACAGAGCGGTGCTCTGCGGTATTCGGAATCATGGTATTGTTTAACAATGTAGAATGTCCTTATCAGCTCTGGGGGTTAAGGGTTATGGTTTCTTGTTTTATTACATCATTTGAGGTGAAAAATCAAGAAACGATGTACCCAGGGCATATCTTTTATTTCTATGTTACCTCCCATGGAAGTTTTGACTGCTTTTGATTCTCCCGCAACGTGCGCTCCTTGCCGATGATATTTTAAATCTGAGCCGTAGTCATCCCGGTTCTCCGAGATAGCTCCCGATGGTTGCGCCCATCAAATACCCGGTAAATGCTCGCATCCTGTATGGCCATCTTCAACCGGTCATCCATAGGCAGGTAAACATTGCGCCCCCAGGTGATGGGCAATCACCACAATGACGTCCTGAGCGTTCTCCACAGCCTCCTCCGGCTCCATCTTCCCACGCCCCTCGTAATGGTCGGCCAGCACATCCACCACCAGCGAAATTGTCAACAATGAGCTCATTTCGAAAATTGAGATCGTATTGTTGTCTTTTCATGCAGCGCCCCCTTCCTCCGAGATCTGCTCCGACACCTTACCAACCAATCCACGCACCGAGGCCGGGGCCGCAACCCCCAACCTCACCACCTCTTTTTTGATCCCAACGCGATCCCGCACAGAGTTGAAAAGCTTCTCGAACTGCCCCTTGTGGTAAGATTCGTCGGATTCATCTGAGAGGCCAAACGCCTTCCAGTCGAACTTTCCAGCCGTTTCCCTGGCGATGGGACAAGTGATACTTGCAAGGACCGCATCCCGGTCCTCAGGATTTGCGTAGGGGTGAGATACCGCCGACATCTTGCGCTTGATCTCTGACCAGACCTCCAGGGCCTGCTGGGGCTTGCCGTGCATGAGATCCAAGCAGCGCTGTCGAACCTCGGCAAACGCCGGGTAAAATGTCAGCTCACATGACAGGGATTTGCAGGCGGCGATGAATACACCCACGGGCACCTCGGTGAGGTTTTCAGCCCAAACGGAAACCATTCTCTCAAAGTCTTCCCGTTTCTCGATATTCGGTCGGCCTCTTAAGCCGTTCAGGGTGAAGTACTTAAACCCCGTCTTTATTGCCGCAGCTGCCTCGTGTGGCTTCATAGCCTTCCTCCAACTCGTCGCATGCTTCGTTTACCAAAGTGTCGAACATTGATCCCCTGGGAGCACCGGATGTCCTTGGCCCCGCCCTGGACGCGGTATAGATTTTTTGAAACTTTGTCGTGCCGTCCTCACCCTTTTTCCGCAATGCGGCAAGTGACTTGGCGTTGGGCCCCCAAAAGTCGTCCCTGCATGCCCACCACACGGACTGCTTGATCTCTTCGAGTGTAAAACCGTCGGTTCTGATGAGCCTGTCTACAGCGTCACATGATTTCAACACGTGGGACGCCGTAGCCTTCGGTGCGGACTTTCCGTACTTAGCCAGGATGTGAGAATCGAACCCCTTGACGAATTCGACAATCTCAACAGAAAAAGTCTCCAACGGGTCGGCAGGTGATTCGGAAGAATTGCCGGTATCTTTCTTGAATCCGGATTCAGGATTCAGGATTCCGGTATCAGGATTCAGCCGGGCTCGGTTAGGCCTGGGTTCGCCCCGAGCCTGTCCTTGGTCGTGCTCGGGACTGCCCTTGGCCTGTCCTTGGCCAGACCCGGGACCGTCCTTGGTCTGTCCTTGGTCATACCCGGGACCGTCCTTGGCCTGTCCTTGGTCATACCCGGGACCGTCCTTGGCCTGCCCTTGGTCGTGCCCGGGACTATCCGTGGACGGACCTTGTTCTGTATTTTCCCCTTCCGGTTCCGTCCTTTTCTCGGCATCTTCAGGATGTGGCGGGATTTTTGAGGGTTTCTCGCGCCTGTGGGGGTTCTGATGGGATCGAAAACTGGGGATCCAAATGTATTTCCCATCATCACCCGAATAGCGCGCTATGAGTTTCGCGGCGCTCAGCTCGCACAGAAGAGCCTCACAATCCACAGAATCAGCCGGAAAGATTTGGATCTTGATTTTCTTCGGGCGGTCTTCGAGGTACCCCTCTCTGTCCGCTAAGCACCACAGCCCTGCAAACAATATCCGTGCAGGGAATGAGCATTCGGCCAACTCCTCGTTACAAAAAAAACCCGGCTTTATATTCCGTGCTCGCATTTACCTCCCCTCAACCTCTGTGCGCACCTCACCACAAGCAGGGTTTGCACAAATCCATTTGCGGACAACTTTGTCAGGGGCCGTAGAGACGTGTTTCGGCATTGTGTAAACCCCGCACACCGGGCAGATTGTGTAGTTGTACTTGGTCTGATGTTGGATGCTATTTTCCATGGGCTCCTCTGACTTAAAGCCAGTTATCTCCTGGTATTCTTCGAGGTCGTCTTGAAGGTCGTCATAGGGACCGACGCAATACCCGGCTGCATTCAGATTGAAAAAGATCTCACCGCAGGCTTCGCACAGGTAATGTGTTGCAAGCGGCACCTCTTCCCCCTCAATGCGTTCCTCGATATCGGATTCGGGAGGCCTGAAGCGGATAAACGAAATACAGACCGAACCAATGTCAATCAGTAGGCCGCATGATTGGCAGGGCTTGCGTCTCACCACCCACGGCATCACGGTGAAATCATCTGGCCAATACCAAGCGGGGCCGTCACCGTCCCAGTCATTGCATGTACACGAAAGCATGACTCATCTCCTTTGGTGTTCACGGGGGTGGAGAGTCCCACCACCGTCTTTTGTACTCATGGACAACCTCCCTCCAGTTTTCCCCATAGGTTTCCCAGAATGTTTCCCGGCCCATACCGGGGGCATGACGCAGCAAGTGGCATTCAGGGCAGAGCGGCACAGCTTCGTCATCGGGGCCCTTGATGCTTGTCCCTTTCCCGCTTAACGTTTCGTGGTGATGCTCAGCCTTTGCCCCGCAGAGGTGGCAAGGGAGGTTTCGGAACCATTCCCGGCACGCTGCAGATCGGTAAAAGGGGGTCTTGGGACAGGCAAAGCCGGTCCAATCGACTTTGTTCTTAGCCATAGCCCCTGCGCTGGAGCTCCCTTATGAGCTCGTTTTTGTTAACGCCCAGCCAACCGGCGTGAACGCCAAGGGCGCGATCCATGAACGTCATCATCTCGGGGTGTTTCAGCTTTTCAAATGCAATGGAACGAACCTGGATGATGATTTTTTCGCCGATCACCGCCACACGGTCGGGATCCACAAACCGGAGCTGTACCCGGGTATGCCAGTCCACAGCCTCTTTGCTGCTCAGCTTCGGATCAAATGCGTTTTCAGCGACGGTGTTACAGGAGCCCCAATACAGGCGGAGTTGGCGGAGGCTTCGGGCGCTCCGGCATTCTGTGAGCTTGCCTCGGATAATCTGGTTCGGTTTGTGGGCCGCAGCGGCCTTGTCCTGTTCGGCCAGGGTGGCCGGCGCATAGATGCCGTTTCGGTACTGGAGGGCGATTTCAATCATGGCTGGTGAACCTGTCGGGGACGCGACCAAGCGCCCCGATAGAATTTTTTTGACCCACCAGGCACATTTTCAAACCCATGTCTCCTCCTGCTTCTGAAGCGATCTGGTTTAAAAAGAGCCGTTTCGACAGACCAAAACACATGCCGATTCACATAGACTCAGTTGACAAGATGTCAACCCTGTATTAAATTATATCCAGATCATTGATATCGACACCGAATGTTTTAGCCAAATGATTGGCATCTGAAAAAGCAACACGGCGGCTCTTAGTGTTCCAGCGGGAGATTGTAGATTTGTCTTTTATCGGAGTGAATGTGGCGCCCAAGTCTGTGTAAGTGATGCCCTTCTTTTCGGCCAGATCTTTAATCGTCTGTTTTTTCTTTCGCTTATGCATAATGTTCCTTTTCAAGGTGTCCTTTGACAAAACTTGACACTGGGTTGATTAGATGTCAACCACAAATTTCGACATTTTAATCAGGGAGCTGATAAATGGTTAATATCTTAGATGAATTGTCGCTTGAAGAAATTGGCGCCCGCATCAAGTCCATCAGGGAGTCGCGCCACATGACCATGGCTGCCCTGGGAATGGCTCTCGGCCGCCCCACAGACAACGCGGGTGCGAGCCTAATAAAAAATCTTGAAGCCGGCAGACGAAAAAGACTTAAAGAAAACGAACTTGAAAAGATTCTCAACTATCTCGAATTGTCCAAAACTGATTTTATAAACATCCTCCCGCTTGATAAATCCAGACATACCGATATCCATCCCCTGTACAAAGCTGTGCCGGGGATCGAGGAGTTTGTCGATGCTCTGGGCCTTGCCCAAAGAATGGATGATACCGTAATGGAAAAAATGGTTCTTGGACATATCAAGGACCAGATTGATAAGATTATCAGCAAATAAGACAGACCCCACATTCCAAACGCAAAAAGCCCGCTTTTAAAAAAAGCGGGCTTTTTTTTGTTTTAATTAAATGCCTTACGACATTTAAAGCAAATTTATGTTATTTTTATGTTGACCACATGTCAATAGCATGTCACCCTTGATCATAAATCAAGGGCATCACTTCTCTTCATCCCCCCCCATCCCCCTCTCGCCGCCTGCCCTCATAAAAACCGTATCAAGGAGGCAGACCATGACATCCCAACGCGTTTTCGAAATCACCCTCAAGTCCAACAGCATCGAACACTACAAGGCGGCAATACGGTCCATGCCGCAAAATCACCGGGCCCTCAATGTTTGCGGATGCCCTGTTTTTGTAAGCCCTTCGGGCGGCTCCGCGGTCCTGATCCCGACAAGCCGTACCCATGTGGCCATCGGCTGCGAATGCCCGGACCAAAAAGCGAGGCGATAACCATGGACTCAGTCACCTGTATCTGCGGGCGCGACATAACGCCCCAATTAAACATCGGCGACACACCCGTGGATGGCGTGCGGGTGATTGAAAAGGCGGTTTGCCTGCCAACCGAGCCCAACAGGCACATTGCCAACGTCACCTGCCGCTGCGGCATGGTCCACGAAATCAGAGGATTCGCATCTCTCATCATTACAGCTGACCGCATCGTGGATCAACGACGACCACCCACCACCAAACCCAAAGGAGGTGATCTCAATCATGATCTTTCATCCCATTACGAGCCCTACGCACCCTGACATCAGGGCCCCCACTGCGTAACCCACATGGATGGTCCCGGCGGGTCGGGTGTCAGGTCCCGGCCCGCCACACACTAATCGTCAGAGATCAAAGCACATGACAAAAAGAAAAATTGAAAGGATCGATACACCAATAAACCTCGCGGCAGTCCGGGAGTTTGCACCCGAAGCGACCACCGCACGCGATGGCATCCGTAAACTGGCCCTTGAAGGCCGCGCAGCCTACACCATCACGCGGCTCATCAACGTCTACGGCGGCGTCATCAGCGATGATCAAGTCAAAGAGTACCTCACGAGCATCGGCATCAACGTCACCAAGGCACTTGTGCGTGACTATGACAAGCTGTGTACAGGTTGCGGATATCGCGAAAAGGACGGCCACTTCCTCTGCAGAGTCTGCAGCAGAAAGAATTCCGATGCCCCCGGGCAGATGGTGAATTTAGGCAAGGGGCATGGCTGAGAGACCCAACCGCATCGAACAGGCCCACCTCGCTGAGGCAGAACGCTGGAATTGCACGGCCGAGACCGGCCGACGCCCACAGACACACTGTCAGTACTGTTCGATATGGGGAGGAGATTGGCCGGTGTGCACGGGGTGCCCGTTCGGCCCGGGATGTAAAACCTTTTATCGGTGGTGCAAGGCAGGGCCTGCAGAAAGGCGGGTAATTGCCGTGGAAATGACACAGAAAGCATGTGAGGCAAGATGAACCCCAAACTTCTCAACCCAATCACAATTTCAGAAGCGGTGAAGAACCGTGGAGACGTTATTTTTGAGAACCCCGCCGGCTACGATCTCAACATCGTGGGTATCCGCTCAAACGACATGACGGCCAACACCTTCAATGATTTTCTCAGCATCTTCTACAAGCTCAGGGACCGATGGATTTTTTTCGCCTTCCCGGCCACCACCGACCCCGGACTGTTCTGGCGCAAAAACCCCATGAACGTGAGAGGCACAGCCATCATCGTGCCGGGCCAATACCGGAGCGCTTACAGTATTGGCACCCATCACGACTACCCTGCCCTCCAGCAAACCGGTGAGCTTACTGTCTGGAGGGATGCCGATAGAGACAGAGTCCTGGATACGGGCCCTGACGTTTACAAAGAAACCGGCCATTTCGGCTGCAACATCCACCGAGCCAGTTTTCACCTCCTCAGCAGCCGTGTGGACAAGTGGAGCGCCGGGTGCCAGGTAATCCAAGACCCCACACACTTCATGTTTTTTATGAAGCTCTGCGAGATGGCCGCAGCCTCTTTCGGCAACTCGTTCACCTACACCCTACTCCTTGAGGATGAGATATGAACCTCAAATCCATCATTACCAAAGTCGGATCCAGTCTTGTCCGTGAAGTGGTCCCCGGTGGCGGCCTGTTCCTCGATGCCGTCAACGCCTTCCTGCCCGACGACAAACAACTCGGCAAAAATGCCACGGGCAACGACATCCAAACCGCCGTCGGCGCCCTGCCCCCTGAACAACGCGCCCAGCTCCTCAGCCGTGAGTATGACGTGGAGATTGCCGAGATCGAGACACATGGACGCACCCAGGAGGCCATGGCAAAAGCGGACATCGCCCGGGCCTCCACCCGGCCCCAGGTCGCCATCATGATGGCAAAGGTCGTGGCCTTTGCCATTATCACCATGGTTTCCATCTGGGCCGTGGCCGTCCTCCGCAACAACACCGAAACCCTTATGGTTCTTGCCAATTCAAGCGCACTGGTCCTCACAATCCTCGGAACCCCCACCCTGCTCCTGCGCTCCTATTTCGGTATGCGGACCAAGGAAAAAACCGCCGGCCAGGAAGCCGGCCCTGCTCGCAACCCTCTGGTGGAGATGATCGGGGCATGGCGGGCAAAATGAACACACTCAAAATCGTAACCGCCGCTCTCACCATTACGGCCTTCACCATAGGCGATGGAATTCTAACGGCCCTGGTGATCCTGGCGGCTATATCAAAATGGGGGTGACCCATGGAACAGCACAAAATGGATATAGAGGTTATCGGCTGGCTGGCGTGCTTTGTTATCGGGATCATCATTTTTATCATAAGTAACGGAGCACCAATCCAATGAAATTTATAGATTATCAATCGGCTGCAGCCGCCACATGCCTGCCCCTGTGTTTTTCAGGCGCCTACCTCCGCCCCGGCCTTCTTAATGAGGCTGGTGAGATCTGCGGTCAATTCAAACGCCTCGTAAGGGGTGACATCCAATTCGACACCGCCAAGCACCTGGCCGCCAAGGAGATCGGAGACGTGTTGTGGTATGTCGCCATGTGGGGCGCTTTTAAAGGCATCGACACAGAGGACATCTCATTGCGGGCCGAGCTGTACCACCCGCGTATCGATTCGGTTTCTGAACTGGAAGAGCTCGCCGCCGACATTGTGGCCGATGTCTGTATTTTTCGTATGGCACCCACCCACTCGCAGCTCACCGGCCTTCTTCTGAAACTCGAAAAACTGGCCAATGCCATCGGCTTTTCGTTGCACGAGGTTGCCGTGCTCAATCAGAAAAAGCTGAAAGACCGCAAACACAGGAATGTCATCCAGGGGATGGGTGATGTCCGGTAAGGGAAAAGCGCCCCGGAAACCATGGCCGCCTGTCGGCAAGCTCCGCACCTTCACCCTGGAACAGGGCGAATTCATCCGTACGCATTGCTCCGACTATACAAACGCTGAGCTTGCCGATCTTGTAAACGAAAACTTCGGCACGTCTTTCACGCCGACACAGGTCTCATCCTTCATAAGCAACCGCGGGTTTCATACAGGGCGGGACACGACATTCAAGAAGGGGCAGCGGCCATGGAACGACGGGACCAAAGGTCAAGGCGTTTCTCGTCCGAACTCAGGCTCATTCAAGGCGGGCATCATTCCAAAGAGCAGGCGCCCCATCGGCTCAGAACGGATCGATTCAAAGGACGGCTATACCATTGTCAAAACGGCAGAGATCAACCCCAAAACCGGCATGCCATGGTGGAGACCAAAGCACGTTCTTCTCTGGGAACATCACCACGGCCCCGTACCACCCGGTCACAACGTGCAATTCATCGACGGCGACCGTTCAAACATCGTCATCGAAAACCTTGAGTTGATCAATAAGGCGGTCAACGCCATTCGCAACAAGATGGGATTTTCCCGGGTTGAGTCGGAACTCAAGCCCCTGGTGACGACCACAGCCAAGCTGCTCCATGCCACTTATAAAAGAAAGAAGGAAAATGAAAAATAAACTCACAGATTTGAACGACCACCTGTTTAGACAGCTTGATCGGCTGAGTGACAACGGACTCAAAGGCAAGGACCTGGACAGGGAGATTGTCCGGTCCAATGCCGTCTCGACACTCGCCAAGGAGATCATTGCAAACGGCGACCTGGTACTCAAAGCCCATGTTGCCGTTGGGAGAAAACTGCTGCCGAGCACCAAGCTGCCAGCCATGATTGGAGATAGAAACGATGTGGAATGAAGAACCCAAGCCCGAAGAGGACGAGGAGACGGACCCCTGGGAAGAGTGGAGCGAGCTGTATTTTTAGGAGGGTGACGATGACAAGCCGACCGGCGCACCAAGCCCTCTCGCGCAACATGCGAATCAAGATCACCCGTGCACTCCTCTGAGGCTATTCGACCAGCGCCGCCGGGAAGCGGTACGGGATATCTAAAAGCGGTGCATGGTGGGTGTTCCTGAAAACCGTCAATGGTCTGTTTCTGGACCATGAGCGGGAGGGGCTTTCCACCATGGATGATTACCGCAAAAAGTGGAAGGCCGTTGGCGGGCACTGCCTCAATCTCTGAACGATCGTCTAGCGGAAAACGCTCAAGCGCCCCATTAATAAAGGATGCAGCGTATCATTTTTTATAAGGAACGAATCGATGCCTGATTTTAAGAACAAATTGATCGAAGTGTGCACCGAATGTGGCCGGGCTTGCTGCTGGCAAGGTCAGTTCATGTGCTCAGAAAGTCTCGGTGCTGACACCGAACTAAAAACTGTAGCTGAACTCCAGGCCAAAGATTACGGCGAAAGCGAAGACTATTGGAGTGATGAACGCCTCTCCCTCTTGTTTGGGGATCCGGCACCGCATGGATACCGGGAAGACGCAAGGCTGGAGAAAAACCAATGAAAGAACGACCTATCCTCTTCGGCCCTGCCATGGTCAGAGCCATCCTTAATGGACGAAAGACGCAGACACGCAGAATCGTCAAGCCGCCCTTTGAGCTCCATGCCAACGGGTACCTGACGCGCCCCGGAAAAACTGAACGCCTGCAGCCCTACCCTTGCCCGTATGGACAGGTGGGTGAACGATTATGGATCCGGGAGCGATTCCGGCTTTGGGAGCCTGATAACTGTATATGCGCAGGCCCCTTCTGTGGTTGCCCTTCGCCTGGCACGCCAATCTATTTCGCTGACACGGGCGACGACGAGGGGGCGTTCCAGTGGAAGCCATCAATTCATATGAACAAAGAGTTCTCTCGGCTCACTCTGGAACTGACAGGGATACGGATACAATACCTTCAGGATATTTCCACAAAAGACGCCATCTCTGAAGGGTTGGAGCCCACCCTTGTCGGTGTCTATGACAACCGCTGGAAAAATGGTGGGTACGGCCCACGCCAAATCTACGCAGACCCCAGGTGGGCTTTCAAGTGGCTTTGGAATGGTATCAACCAGAAACGCGGCTACGAATGGGAAAGCAACCCCTTGGTTTGGGTTGTGGATTTCAAGGTAATGGAGATGGAGGGGTGAGGAGAAGAAAGCGAGATGTACGATGGACGAACGCCCGTACCTATTGGCGAAGCACGATGTCGGTCGAAGTGTGCAATTTTTCGATGGTAGAGTGGTTCTACAAAGCTGAAAAACAATACCCCCACTTCAAGCGTTGGCCCTGGGACATGATCGCCGAATATTTCACCCACGAATAAGGGCGATGCCTCCCATACAACATATGCTCGGTCGATTGGGCGGTTTGTGTTGAGATGAGGCCGTTTTCTCAGAGTGACCTTATAAGGACGAATAAGATGGAATTAGTCACGCTCAATAACGATAAGCCGGTAACAACATCTTTAAAAATTGCAGAGAAATTTGGAAAGAGGCACGACAACGTCACTCGCGCAATTGAGACTTTGCTTGCCAGCAAATCGGTCCAAGAGAAAACAAAATCAGGGCTCCTCAAAATTGAGGGCGTTGAAATCATAAAGAAAAACGCTATTGGCGGCGAGGTAAAACGCTTATTCTACCACCTTGACCGCGAGGCTTTCACCCTCCTGGCCATGGGCTTTACGGGAGAGAAGGCTCTCAACTTTAAACTCGACTACATGGCCGCCTTTAACGCCATGGAGGAGCGGGTGAAAAGCCTTACACCCGCACTCCCGGACTTCTCCAACCCTGTAGATGCTGCCCGTGCTTGGGCCGATGCCAAAGAGGCTGAGCAAAAAGCCATCACCCACGCCGAAAAACTCGAAAATGAGAACCGGAAGGCTCGTCCCAAAGTGATCTATTACGACTGGGTGGCCAACGCCCCCGACACCATGAGCATGAACCAAGCCGCGAAGTTGATGAACATTAAGGATGTCGGCAGGGTTAACCTCTATAAAAAACTCAGGGAGTGGGGAATCATCATGCCGGGTGGAACCGAGCCCTACCAGAGATACATCAACCAGGGCTGGTTCAAAATGGAAGATGTGACGAAGGAGACCAGCAGGGGGATCCGGCTATTCCCCACCACGAGGGTTACCAGAAAAGGGCTTCAGAAGATTTACGGGATGTTTCTGGAGGAGGGTCAGCTTGACTTGGTAATTGTGTCGGGGAAGCCAATTTCATTGGGCCATAAATTTTAATCATAGCATACCACCCTTTTTACGATTAATTTTTATTTCTATATTTAACAATACCCTCAAATTCATCAACAGTAATGATTTTGACGTTTCTCTCTTTGGCCTTTTGAAGCTTTACGGGTCCTGCATTGGGGCCCACACACAAATACTTGAGATGTTTCGTTACAGATCGGACAGGGTTAAAACCAACAGAAACGGCCCGCTCTTCAAGGGCGTACTTTTCTTTAATTGAAAAGCCGGTAAAGCAGATTTCTTTTAACCGTGATTTGGGCATATATGTATCGTTATTATAAAGCCAACCCCACCCTTTTCCGTCTGGTAAAGATTTCATCTCTTCCTCGGAAAATTGGGCACCTTTAACCTGCAATATTCTTTTGGCCAATTCGCTTGGCATAGGTCCTCCGTGTGTATTTAAAGGGTTAACCACAAGCGGCAGTATGACCGGCTTTCTGATTTAATATTTTTAATTGGATAATCAATAGGATACCACAACAAAATGACAGGCGCGATAAAAAAAACCGTTGAAATATCAAGGGGCTGCTGGTATTCTAAAGATGCTGAAAACCTAAGTACGTCAAAGCGGACGTTAAGCGCTTTTTTTGTTGTCGCATCTAAAAACCCGATTTGCGTCAAGATGCCGGTATCCGTGAGGACCGGGAATAACCTATTTAGGTTTTCAGCACATCTTGGCGCATTTTTGTTTTTGGAGGACATCATGCACAAGAAACAAGATTCAAGCCTAACCCCCTCCCCACCTGTCTCTCAGTTTCAATTTGGCGTTCACGGTGTCAGGGTCGTGATCATCAACGGTGAACCCTGGTGGGTCGCAAAAGATGCTTGTGACGTGCTGGAAATTAAAAATGCACGAAGTTCCTTAGCTCTCCTCGACGATGACGAAAAAAATAGCGTCCATATTATGGACGGTACTCCGGGAAACCCCGAAAAAACAGTCATCAACGAACCCGGCCTTTATACCCTCATCCTCAAATCCCGCAAGCCCGAAGCCAAAGCCTTTAAACGGTGGATCACCCACGAGGTCCTTCCCCAAATCCGAAAAACCGGTCGCTACGCCGTAGCCGATAATTATCCGCCCATGAGCCTCGATCCCATGGCAGTGATTCGAGCGGCCGAGGAGGCGTGCGCAGAGATCGGGCTGGGTCCGCGGGCAAGCCTGGTGGTCGCCCGAAAATTCGGGGTCAAAATTGGGACGCCGAAAAAACTGTTGCCCGTGATCCCTCCGTACACCCGCAAGGTGTATGAAATTACGGGCCCCGCCCCCCCCAGCCGTAAACAGCAGGGAGAAAAAATCGGTGCTTCAATCCGGGCCCGGCGGAAGCGTCTCAAAATGACAGCTGTCGAGCTGGGCCGGCAGGCTTTCCCGGGGCGTACCCGTGATTCGTCTGCAGGCCTGATCTGCCGTATGGAAAAGGGGCAATCACTTTCCGAAAAAAAACTCGCCGCAATCAATGCCGTGCTGGGCGATGAGATGCCACCGGAGTTACGAACCCAGGAGCTGACCGTCGCCTCCTCTATCATTGACCGATTCCCTTTTATCCCCGACCTCTGCAAAATCGATCTGTACTGTGACAAACATGCGCGGAACGAAAGGGAGCGGTTAATGCCGGTTCGGAAGCTCGCAGTAGATGTATTCGAGGCGTGGGTGTAGCAGCACAAAAAAAACAAAATCGTGAGGTGAACCATGGATTCGACAAACGAAGAACCCCGAACCGTTTCACGTATGGTTTTTGAGAGGATGCACAGCGACCTGTCTTCCAGCCTTGCCTGTATCGACTACCTGGCTTCGCTGCTGAGCAGTGACAAGCCCCCTGAGGACGTCGATATCATCGTTTCGATCATGAAGGAGCTTATGATGTATGCCCAAGATCGAATGGATGTATACCGGACACATGCGATCCACTGATTTCTTAAAGAAGTATCACCACGACCAAATGATTCATGCGCCCTGCCCCGTGATACGGGGCGGGGCTTGATTGAAAGAGGAAGTCCACAGATTGGCCTGCACACCCAGACATATGATATTATATTCACGTAACCCATACCGGTTACGGGGAGGTGAATATATGTCAGGGAGTGTGCACAAGGGCGGGGACGGCAGCGTCTTTATTCGCTGGTACGATCCATTAGCCAAAAAACAGACCAATATATACCGAGACCGGCGCGGGGAAAAATTTTACACGAGAAAACAGGCGAAGAAAGCCCTGGCCATCATGCAGGGAGAGGTGGAGAGGGGACAGTTTGATATCCGGTTATACGCAAATAAAACCTCGCCGGTCGTGGAGTACCTTTATAAATGGCATGAAGTTGAGCGGCCAAACTGGTCGCGGGCCACGACCAAAGGGTATATGAGCTACATCAAAAATCACCTGGCACCATTCTTCGCCCAGTCCGACCTGTCCCTTCATGAGGTCAGGCTGTCCACCCTCAAGCAGCTGCTCAACGGCCTGAAATCAATTTCCGGCGATCCGTTATCGGGAAAAATGAAATTCAACATCATGACCTGTCTCCACACCTGCCTGGACTATGCCTGGAGAGACGGCGAAATCCCTGCCATACCGCCATTCCCTAAACGTCGGGACTACAGAATCCAGAAAAAGACCATCAAATGGTTGCCGGAAGACCGCCAGGCCGTGGTGATGGAGCATATCCCAGAGGCGCACCAGCCGATATTCAGGTGGATGCAGATGCACGCCCGCCGAAACGCCGAGGCCATCGCCCTCCACCGGGAGGATTACCAAGACGGTGTCTTTTATGTGTGCCGTTCGGTGTCGGCTAACAGGGTCGTGAAATCAACCAAGACCACCACAGAATATGTTACCCCCATGGTCGACGCATACCGGCCCTACCTCGACCAAGCCCTCCACTCACCCATCATATCAAAATACATGTTCACCAACCGGCTCTCCCGGTCCGAGGGGAAACGTTATACACATGGTGTTCTGACGAGAATCTGGAAGGCTGCATGCGCAAAGGCGGGGGAAGATATCCCGCTGTATGATGGTACACGCCACAGCAGGGCATGCCAGCTACTCAATGAACATGGTCTATCCCTGACGGATGTGCGGACTGTTCTGGGGCATGCTGATCTGAGGTCAACCGAGCAATATGCACATACTACCATCGCACGGAAAAAAGAATTGATGGAGGGAAAAGTGGTTCGAATATCAGTAATTAAGGATGGATAA